CCCCAGTGCCGGCCCCGCCCCTTTGTGCTGCTTACTGCCCGCCTATTCGGCCGCGGTATGGTGTGTGCTTCACATTGATGGGGGCCTGCCTCTTTCATCACTTGCTGTCTATGTGCGCTGGTCTGCCCAATCGATTTAGAGGGGCCTAGCCGGGCCTCAGAGCCACGCACCTCCCGAGTGGCTACCCGTTTGCCGCCCCTATCCCGATTCGTCGCAGCCTGCGCCCGGATACCACGCGTGCCGGGGATCGAGGGGCGAGCCATCAGGGGCAACACCGTGATTCACGTTGAAACCGCCTAGCCTTATGTCACCGTGTCGCACGTTGTCGCACGTGGCGCATAGCGCACGTAGGTTGCTCATCGCCATGGCGAGCGCGGGATACTGTCGCCGGGGTTTGATGTGATCTACTCGGGCCACGCCTTTTCCCCGAATATCAGCCCCGCATATCACGCACCGATAATGGTCCCGCGCTAATACCCGAGCCCTTATTGCCCGCCATTCGGCCGTGCGATAAAAGGGATCATTTGGCATTTCGCATTACCCCTCTTACACAAACTGCCTGATAACGATGGCCGCCAATACCATAGCGATGCCGATTGAGAAAATGACTTCGTATTTGCTTCGCGCGAACGCTGTAGACGCAGCAATAAGCGCAAAGGCAACGAGAATTAACCACCCATCGAGCCGCATATCACGCCCTCGTCAAGTTCAGCGCGGCCGAACATATCGCCTTGCGGTGTATGCCGCGAATAAGGCGAAATAACGAGCACCAGCCGCGCGCCGTGCTCATCAGGTTCCATGCGCTCAATCGTGTAACGCCACACATAGCGGTCATCACCGAAAGCGATTTGTTTGAGGCCATCAATTGCCACCTTCACCCCGTTGTCCGCATCGATGCACCGCACGTCCAAATCCCACAGGGCGCCTAACTTGCGTTGCCGCTCGCTCCAATCCTCAGGGCGAGCCGGATAGAGCCGGGCCTCGACCTGGACCAGCCCGGCCAGCGGCTTACGTACACCGGCTTTCTTGGCGAACCATCCGCAATCCGCCTTGTATCGCTTCGCTTTGGCCGTGAGGACGAGCATCGCCTTACGCTTGCCGTTGTGCATGCGGACCACGGGTTCCCATATCTCATTTGTGCTCGGCGGATAGGGCAGCGTGAATTCGATCATGAGACGGGCCTTTGCGGATAAGTGGCCTCTTTGAAAACGAAATCACGAGCGCGTCGAATCCACTTACTCGGGGATTCGATCTCATCGCCCACAGGGGCCAATTCAGGGAAACCGAGTTCACAGACGATGCGTTCAAGATCGCTCATCACATCGAGGCCATAGCGATTAACCGTGACGTGATGGATGTGGCGAAGCAATGAGCGCATATTGCGTAGCCGCGTTGTTACGCCGCTCCAATTTTCGAATTGCGTAAACGCGTGAGATGCGCAGACAAACCCCTGTCCCTGATTAATTGATCCGGGCAGCGGGCAACCGTGAGCGCAGCACGAGCCGAATTTCACCGGGGCGTTTTCCCGTTCGATGTGCTCGGCCTCGATTTGGCCCCGGGTTTTGAATTCGGCCGGGTCCATTTTCATTCGGCGGGGGTATTTTTCGTCGGCCATTAATTCACCTTGAGATTATGTGAATCGATGGCGGTTTGAATGCGGGCCTTAAATTGGTCGGTTTCTTCGCCGGGGCGAGCGCCGGAAATACCGAGTTCACGGGCTTTTGCTTCCATGGCGGGAAATGAGGCCCACCACGCATTACCCGTTTTGGTTTTCGGTTTCTCGGCGGGCTCGGCCCGCATGGCCTCAATAACCGTTGCGAGGTAGGCGGGGGCAATTTTGAATGTCTCGCCCTTGTTGTCCCGAATGCGATAAACGGCCGCCTGCAATTCGTCGGCATCTACCGCGAGGGTGGCGAGCTTGCGGGTTGCCTCGTTATATGCCGTGGTGTTAATGCCGTATTGGCGCAGCATGCCGATAATCTGCCCGCAGTCAGGGGCGGGATAACTCGGCCGGGGGAACGAATGGATTTTCGCTGCGAGATTATCGAGGTCTTCGGCGGCCGAATTGGGGGCCGGGTTTGATGTGTCTTTTTCGGCTCTTTCTTCGCAAGTGATCTCTCTCTCACACGCGGGTTTACTGACCACGTTTGAGATTACCTCTTTGTTGTTAACTTCTACCTCTAACTCTAGTGTGACAAAATCACGTGACGTCACGTGACTTTTACCGTGACTGTCACGTGACGTCACGCGTGACATGTCACGGTTTGTCACGCGTGACGTCACGCGTGACATTTCCCCCGGATTACCCTCGTTTTGCTGCGATGCGTCGGCCTTGAGTTTTTCGCGGCGGCGCCGTTGCCGCTCGGCATCGTTCGTACGCTTGGCCCGCCGCTCATCCTTTGCGGGCACGTTGTTTTCGAGGAATCCGGGGAGCGTTACCGTACCCGCGTCTGCGTCATATTCGAGCCAGCCGGCCGCCGCCATGGCGCCCCCGAAATCGGGGATTTGAGCCACTGCGTCAATATGCGCCGGGGTAATTCCCCGCCACACGCCGTCAATTGTGTGAACATTTGCCGCGAGCCAAACCCGCACCAAACCGGCCAAAACCCTGTCACGGATCGTGCGTGACAGACCGTGACGCGTCACGCGTGACAGCGTGACATTCACCGGTGCGCCGAACGCTACCGCAATCAACAGTTCGTCGTCCGCCATCAGATAATCAACGATGGCCCCAAAATGCGGGCTCGTGGGCAATGCCTCACGCAAGCGAATCCAATTATCAGACATGGCGCGCCCCGTTTATGCGGCGATAGCTTCGGGGGCTTCTGGCGCGGCGGAAGTATCCGCCCGGCGCGTGGAGCGCTTGCGCAATTGGCGCCCGAGCATATCCCAATAGGGATAATCGGGCCGCAAGGTTTTAGGGGTAATACGCGGGTCGTCACATTCCGCCACCACCACCGCCACATATTGAAACGGCATATAAGCCTTGCGGTGATGCCAAAAGGTAATGGCGTCGTAACTGAGGCCGAGTACATCGGCCAAACCTTGCCGGCCGCCGAGAATCCGCTCGGCAAGGCGGTATGTCTGATACGCGCTTTCGTACATGGGGCGGCCTCGCTTGGCAGGTGACAGCATGAAATTTCACTGAACCATAGCCGCCCGAATGAACGTTGCGCAAGATGTTTTTACTACGCAATAATTATGTCCGTTACTGGCCGTTACTGGCCGATTCTGTCCCGTGCTGGCCGTTACTGGCCGTATCTGGCCGCCCATGGCCCGTACTGGCCCGTACTGTCCGCGTCGTAGAAATCACTTTCAGTTTTTTCTCAGGGTGCGCCTACCCCACATGGCCTAGCATCAAATCCCCGGCCGGCAACCCACGAACCCGCGCCGCGAGCCTGAGAAAACCACCCCGCAAGCCGCCGCCTACACGGTGCGCCACCACGCGCCCCTATGGGCCTCGTCTTGCCTTTCGCACAGAGAGGAACAAGCAATGAATCAGGTTTCGCATTTTCCGGCCGAGGGGCCGGTCTCACACGTGCCCGCTGTGGCCCGCCTGCCGATCTTTGAGCCCGGCGCGATGCAACACGCCCTCTCGATTGCCGAGGCGATGAGCAAGGCCCCGGGGCTCGTGCCGCAATTCATGCTCAACAATCCGGGCGTGTGTCTGGCCGTAACGATTCAGGCGATCAATTGGGGCCTCGATCCGTTCGCCGTGGCAAAAGAGGCATGGGTCGAGCCCAAATCGGGCCGGCTCAATTACATGGCTCGCACGTACTCTGCCGCCGCGCAAGCGCTCGGCGCGCTGCGCGGTGATCTCGATTACCAAAACCTCGGGGATTGGGAACGCATCAGGGGGCGCTTTGACAAGAGCGAGCCCACCAAGCCCAAGCGCCTTTGGTCAGATGAGGATGAGCGCGGCCTCGCGGTGTCGTGCATCGGCACGCTTGCGCGCTCGGGAAAGACTGTTGAAAAGACGGTGTACCTCGCGGACATTGCTATCCGCAATTCGCCCCTGTGGCACACCGAGCCCGCGCAGCAGCTTTCTTACCAAGCGTGCGTCCGGTGGATTCGCCTCTATGCGCCGGCCGTGCTGATGGGGGTCAACCTCGGCGGCAATGACAATCCGCACATGCGCGACATGGGCGAGGCGCAACAGCTGCCCCGCACGGATGCCGAGCGCCGCGAGGCCCTCGACGCGGCCCTCGGCCCGATCAAGGCGCGAGTTACGGGCGAGCGTGTGCCGAGCCTGCCCGAAGTGCTCACGCACATTCAGATGGCCGGTACGATGGCCGCCCTTGAGCGCTGCATTCAGATGGCGCAGCGCCTGCCCACCGAGGTCGACAAGGCCACGGCAAGGCAGGCATACCGCGAGAAGAACGCCGCGCTGAAAGGCCCGAGCCCCACGCCCACGCGGGAGCCCGAGCCCACGCCCGAGCGTGCGCCCGATCCCGTCGCCACCGAGGCGCCCGAGGATAGCCCGCGCACGAGCGCAAACGCACCCGTCTTCACGTACGCCGAGGTGCGCCACCAGCTTGAGCATTCCGAAAGCGTTGAGGCCCTCGACGACGCCGCCAATCTCATCGGGGGCGTGGAGAACCCCGAGCACCGCGAGGAATTGGCCGCGCTCTATCACTCGTTGCGGGGGGAATGATGCTCATCGATCAACACGAGATGCGCCACCTCACGAACCTCGCAGTCAAGTTGCACACGGCAGCATGCGGGGCCGATGCAACCGACACTGAAGACGTGCGCGTGACCGTGTCCGCAAACGACTTGCGGCGGGCAACGTGCGCGCTCTTGTTGGCGCTCGGCTTCGCTCAGGGTGTCCACGCTACGCGGGGGGAATCATGAGCGAGCCCACCACGCACAACGGGGTCGAGAACATCCGGCGCAACCAGCTTACGCACGCGCAGATGTACCAGCTTTGCAAGATGGTAGACGCCGAGTACAGGACAGCCCACCTTACCGACGATGGGTTCGCTATGCGCGTGCAAAAGCGTTTGCCGTTTCCTGTCACGGGGTCGAACGTGGGGCGAGCGCGCGTGATCCTCGGCATCGAGGGCCGCCGCATGCCGCACCAGACCGAGCGCTCACGCGACACCTCAAAGCTACATCGTGAGATGCGCACTGTTGCCCGCGTGTGCCTGCACATCGTGGACGAGTTGGGCCTCGATTTGCGGCCCGATCAGTTGACCTCGCTCAAACGCATTTGCCATTACGAGGTGGACGGGGACGACGTGGCGGAACAACCCGCAGGGGGGGACAGCCCGAAATGAAGACTATCGATGATGTGCCAAACGAGGTGATTGAAACGCTAGAGCTTGCACTCTCTGCGATGGCCTGCATGCACTCACGCGAGGACGTTGTACTGGCCCTCGTGTATCACGGCGCGGCAGGCGTTCAGGTGCATTGCGGGACCGCACAGCTACGCGCCACGCTCACCGAAATCCAAACCCTGATGGGGACCACTGAAAAGGAGAGCCCGCAATGAGTGATCCCGAGATGGTTAGCCGCGCGTGGCGCGACGCGATTCCGATGTTTGATCTCATCGAGGACGACATGCCGTTAGCGGAGATGATCTTTATTTCTGGTATCGGGGCCGCATTCGACATGCTGGCCGAGTGCATCGATTTCGATCAGGTGACCGCCGTTGTGCTGGCCGCCCGCGAGCAGGCGCTCGCGCGATCCCTTGAGCTTGAGGACGACCATGCTTGAAATTTTCGAACGCAAATGCAAACTGCGCAGCGCGAACAACAAGCGCGAAATTCACGGAGATGAAAACGTACTTGCTATCTATCTCTCGTTTGAGTGGATCGCGCCGAATACCGAGCTTGAGCGGATCGGGCGCGGGTTGCTGGCCGCGCTCTACCGCAAGGGGGACGTACCGGTCGAAGACTTGCCCGGCATCGATGCGAAGTTGACCGCGTTGAAGTTCCCGACGCTCACCGTGCTCACGTTTGAAGACAAGCACGAGCACATGGCGTTCACTATCCATCAGGGGGGTCCAGGTCATGACTTGACCTTGGACGAATGCCTCGTTGATTGCGTGAGCATCGGCCCCAAGGATGGCGGTACGTCGACAGTGAGGTTCCGTGTGCGCACGCATCCGAAGGACAGCAAGACGGCCGGCATGCTGTGTAACTTGCTCGTGAATGGCGACATTACCGTAAGCGTCGCCGCCATGGAAAGCGAGGCCGCATGATGAGCCGGGCGGTTTATACCCTGCCGAACGGGTTGCAGATCGAGGGCACATCGGCCGCCATCGATTGCGTGCGCCTGTTGATCGATGGCGAGCACGCGCCGGCCTCAACCGAACGCACCGCGCGCCTCATGACGAGGATCGAGGCAGCGGGGTTTGAGTTTGACGGGCTCGGCCACATCACCGGCAAGCTATCCAATTTTCGCGCGCTCTTGTCGAGCGTCGAGGGAGAAAAATCATGATGATGTATCGCATCACCGAAGACGAATTGCACCGCCTGTCGGCACAGCAGGTTTTCAATTACGCGCTGCGCCATCTCATGGCGATGGGGCGCCGTTGTGCCAATGAGCGCGGCGATTGCCTCTACCGGGACGGCAAGGGCGGCGCGTGCGTCGTGGGCGCTTTCATCCCTGACAACCTGTACACGCCGGCCCTTGAATTCAAAAGCGTACGCACGCTGTACAGCTTCACGAACGCGCCCGCACTCAAGGCGTTTATCGTGCGGCATGGCCCGCTGTTGGAAAAGTTGCAGCAGGTACACGACAGTATCCACCCGAGCGGCTGGGTCTGGGCTATGGGGCGCGTGGCGCAGATTTTCGCGCTCGACGCGCGCGTGCTTGAGGATTACAACGCCCTCGAATCCAGCGATCCTATGGAGCGTGTTTCCGTGGCAGATAACCGCACGCCGCAATACTTCGGCCCGCATGACCCCATCGAGGCCGTGCTCACGCACAAGCAATACGAAATGCCGCGCGTGGTGGCGATGACGAGCAAAATGGCGGCCCTCAATTTGCTCGGGGCGAAGGGCATTACGCCGAAGGTTCCCGAGCCGCGCCGCCCCGTGTACTCGTGAGAACGCTACACACCATCCAGCACTATCGGTGCGTCTCGTGCGGGGAGTCCTTTGGCCTCTCAAACGTGTGGTCTATGGCGGGCCTGCGCGAGACGCAAGTATCAGGCGTGTGTGAGAAATGTCTAGTTGCACGTATGAAGGGAAACCATGAGGACGGAGATCATGACAACCAAACGGGGCGGGCGCCCGCGCCGCTACCCGTTGCCCCCGCCGAAAAAAGCAAGGGCAACGCCCGCGAGCCAGAATAAGCCGCCGCCCGAGCCGCCCGCATCAGCGGGGCCGGATGAGGGCGACGCGCCCGAGCAAAAGGATTTGCTCACCAAGGACGAGGCCGCCGAATTTCTGCGCATCTCGCCGCGTTCTCTGCGCCGCCTGCGCAGCGATGGCACCGGCCCTAAGGCGGTACAGGTGACGTCGCGCCGCGAGTTCTACAGGCGCGAGGATTTGGAGGAATGGTTGCGGGAAAGGACAGGCGCCGAGGTGTGAGGCGCCCACCAAGCGAAAGGGCCGCATTTGAACTGACCCCCTAAAGTTGGACGGGTAAGTTAGGCCGCGGCCAAGGGCTGGGTCCTGTATTGCACAGGACTCAGCCCTTTTAGCTTGAGCTTGATGCGGTCGTGATTGTAGTACCGGATGTATTCGGCTATGCCACGACGCAACTGGTCGACGTTGGCGAAGCGCTCTAACCGGAAGCACTCTGACTTGAGCGTCCCGAAGAAGCTCTCCATCGCCGCATTGTCCAGGCAATTGCCTTTGCGGGACATGCTCTGACGCAAGCCTCGCGAGGCCAGTTTGCGGCGATATGCCGCCATCTGATAGGCCCAGCCCTGATCCGAATGCAGCATTGGGGTTTCGCCCGGGCGCAGCTTGCGAAGCGCCTTGTCGAGCATCTCCCGGATCAGCGCGAAGTCAGGCCGCTCGCTGGTCTGCCAGGCGACGATCTCCCCGTTGTACAGGTCCAGGACCGGCGAGAGGTAGAGCTTTTTGCCGCCTACGTTGAACTCGGTCACATCCGTCACCCACTTCTCGTTCGGCTTGCTCGCCTCGAACTGGCGCTGTAGCAGATTGGGGGCGACTCGCCCGACTTGCCCACGGTACGAACGGTATTTCTTCGGCCGTACAAGCGCCTTCAATTGCAGTGCCGACATCAGCCGTTGCACGGTTTTGTGATTCACCAACATGCCTGCCAGGCGCAGCGTCGCCGTGACCCGGCGATAGCCATATCGGCCCTTGTGCTGGGCATACACCTGCTGAATACGCGCCTTGAGTTCCCCATTGCGATCCCCGGCTTTGCCTGCCGCCATCTGGTAGTAGAACGTGCTGCGCGCCAGATCGGCAACCTTGAGCAGGATCGGCAGCGGGTGGTGCTCTCGCAAAGCATTCACGACTTGCGCTTTTTCTTTGGCGCAGCTTGCTCCTTGGCCCGGAGCAGGGCATCCAGCTTTTTTAGGTACGCCACCTCCGCGCGCAGATATTCGTTTTCCTTCAGTAGATCTTCGCGCGAGCGTCCGTCTTGAGTGGGCTCGGGGGTGGATTGGGGTGGCTGCTTAGGCTGGGACATGTTGGGTGGCCGGCCTTTGCGGCGCGGCTTGAGGGCTTCGATACCGCCCTCATGATACTGGCGCTCCCAGCGGCTGATGCCGCCTGCTTCGCGCAAGTCGAAGACGGCACTTGCCTGCGCATAGGACAACTCGTGGCGCCACATGTGCCGCAACACCGTCAACTTGAACTCGGCGCTATAGGCCTCATGCTTCTTGCCAAGCGCGGCTTCTCCATGCTGCCGCCACGCGCTGACCCAGCGCTGCAGCACCGAGCGGCCTATTCCGTGCTTCCGGCTCAGTGTCCCAGTCCCAACTCCCCCGGACAAATATTCCTGAACCACCTGGCGCTTGAACGCCTCGTTGTACTTCGCCATGAAAAACACCCCAAAGGTTGAACGGGTGTCCAACTTTTGGGGTGCAGTTCACTTGCGCGGCCCTTTTTTTACATCGTGGCGAACATCTTGTTAACCCGTTCCAGCGCGTGGGCCGGGTTGATGTGGCCGTAGTTCTCATCAATCATCAGCAGGCTAGTTCCCGAGATTTTCGAGACCGTGAGGGTATCTAGGCCCGCTTCCAACAGGTGAGAGATTGCCGTATGCCGCAAGTTATAGAGGCAAAACTCTGGCGGCAGTCCCGCATGCTTGGCGACGCGCTTGACGCGCTCATTCCAATCATTAGTTTTCCAGCGCTCGCCGTTGCACGTGAACAGAGGCGCGGCAGGCGTCTTGTCCTTGCACATGCGGCGCAGCAGCTTTGCGGCGCGCTCGTTGACCTGTACCGAGCGCTTGCCCGTCTTGCTCACGTGCTCGGCAATGTGAACGTACCCGGCGCGTTGGTCGAAATCGGCCACCGTGAGGCCCGTCAATTCACCGGGGCGAAACGCGGTGAGCAACATTGCTTCCATGAGGTTGCGCAAATCGTGGAGTCCGAGCGCCTCGGCCGAGGCCAGCGCGGCGGCGCGTTGCTCGCTCGTGAGGTACAGTGTGCGGCTTTTCTTGATGCCGGGCCACGCGCCGAGCTTCGACCATGCCCCGTCCGAATCGAGCCAGTGCATTTCCTCATGCGCGTAATTAAGGGCCGCTTTGATGTACGACCATTTGCGCGTGGCGGTGGCGTTGGCACGGCGCACGCTTTCCGGGTCGGCCTTGTCCTTGGGCACCGAGAGGCCCGCGCGAAACTCGATCATTTCTTGCCGCGTGAGGGACACCAGCGCGCGGCGGGCAAAGGCGCTATCAGCGGGCACGATGATAGCCAGCGAGCGCCGCGCCGAGTCTCGGGCTTTCTCGCCGTCCTTGGTGAGCTTGTGGGCGAGATAGGCGCCGATGGCATCGGCCACGGTATGCGCGCCCGTTACCCCCTTGTTGACGCGCTTGGCAAACTCACGGGCCATCGTGGCCGCGCGGGCGAAGCGAAATTCGGCGGGGATTTCCGAGAGCGTGCCGAGCGCCTCATGTTTCGTCTTGCCCGTGGTTTCCTCGGTCACGCGGGCAACCCACGTTTGGCCCGTGGCGAGGATGCGCACGCCCACATAGAGGCGGGGCTCGACGCGTTGGAAGTAAGGCGCCGGGCGTGCGGCAAGGGCGGTGCGGCGGGCGGTAGTGTCGATCTTTTGGGACATGGGCGGGTTCCTGTGCGTGTGAAAGTTCTGTAAAGAATCTTTGTTTTGGCCGGTACTGGCCGGTACTGGCCGCCCCTGTCCCCTTCTGGCCGGAAACCTAAGCCCAGTAAGGGTTAGCGGTTCGGACAGTATAGGCCAGCACAGGACAGAAGAGGCCAAAACACCCCCCGTTTTCGCGCTTGTACGGCACGAGTGGCGGGGGTTGCCACTTACCCGCTAGGCCATATGTGGCAAGGGGTAGAGCCGAATAGTACCAGACGTATTTTTGGCCCATGTAAAGATTTTGCCAAGAAACGTGCGTCGCCCGCTAAACCGCCCGGGACGGAGTTTAGGGTCTGCAAACAGCCACAGGCGCAGTTTAGCGGCCAGCTACACCAGAAAAGAGGACACCGGGTCGTCGTCGTGCCCTCGGGCAGCGAGAGGCAAAAAAAACCCCTGCCGTGCCGGGGTGGCGAGCGGGGGCATCAAAACCAAACTGCCCCGATTGCATTGCGGCGCCCGGAGCGCCGGGGAGTATGACGAGGGCGCGCGCGCCAGTCGAGTAGGCAGTGTGCAAATACTGCAAACAGGGTATAGCCGTCCCGAGCACATGACGGGAATATGCGGACCCCCGTGGCGTGTCCCGCGACTGCTACGGGCTTTTGTAACCGCTACCCCCCCGCGCCGTTCCCGGCCGGGGGGTCTTTTTTTTGCGCTTCATGTGGCACAAATGCGCACTTTCGGTTGCAAAAATGAAACTGCCCATATCGGCAGAAAAGGATGAGTCTGTATCGGGTAAACACCTTACCTCAGACGGGTGAGTGCGTCGCTAACGCATTGATTTGGAAGGAAACCGTTAAACGTGGCAAAAGTAATTGGTAACAATTACCGTTTTCCCTCGTTTTACACCTGCCCTATGATGGCTTTTCCGGCCTAACCATTGTGTTACAGGTTTGAAACAGCCGGGGCACCCGCACCGACACCGCGCGCTAGCAAAAACATCCGGTCAGCGCCCGGCGCATCAGGGAGGGGCACACCAGAAAGCCGAACCCCTTGCGCGCAGCGCCGTACAGACTGGCGCACGAGGGCGGGAGGCAAAAAAATAGTCGCGGCGATTTTATTTTTCGTGGGCCTAGCAGGGGGTAAACATGACCAAGGACGCAACGCCGCCCGTTGGGGCGGCAGCTATTGCGCGCGAGTTGCGCGTCGGCACGCTGGCTGACGATTTCAAGCGCCTCGCTCATTCCCATATCAGGGACACCAGCGCGCCGGCCGATGTAATGGCCGCGCTTATGCTGGCCGGCGCCGAGATTGGGCTGTTGCACGGTTTGCAAGGCGATGCGCAATTGATCCTCGCGCAAGTGGGCGTCGCCCTCGGCGGTGAGCTTGTGGCCGTCCAGCCCGAGGACATGCAAGAGGCCGCGCGCAAGTTGCTCGGATCGCAAAGCGACATTCAGCCCGTCATGGTTTCAATGTGGCGCGGCGTGTTGAGCGAGGACGGGCTCTACATGGGCAAGGGCGCCCGCCTGAGCCCCGATGAAACGACGCAGATGCGCGAGGCCCTCGGCACCGCGCTTGCCGCGTTCGCCGCGCATGGCCTCGAAAAAACCCGCGTGATCGCAATTGAAGTGCTCGCGGACCCGCGCGATGCGGGCGAGCATGTGTTCGTATTCATCGGCCACGAGCGCGAGCTTTACGCACAGGTAACGCTGTGCAACGAGCACGGGGCGCACGTTGTGGAGGGCGTGCCCGAGATCGATCCCGCGCAAGGAGTGCCATCGGCCGGCAATCTGCACTGTTGAGGGCCGGGCCATGCCGAAGGGACGAATCTGGAGCACCGAGGAAAAACTCCTTGTTGTGCTGCACTGGCAAACAGGCGTGCCCGTCGCCCATTGGGCGCACCTGTTGCCCCACCGCTCTCTATCGCAAATCACCACGTATGCAATCGTGCGGCTCGGCTTGCCGGGCCTCATCGAGTGCCGGCAGACGCGGCGCACGAACGACGCCCGCACCGCCGACATTGAACTGTCGCGCGCGGCCGTTGTGAGCGGACCGTACGGTGGCCGCACCTATCATGGGGCAAACCATGGATGACGCAGACAAACTCGCCATGCAGCAGCGGCTGGGGTTCCTCGTGAATGAGGTCGGCGCCCTCGCCCTTGAGTGGCTGAAAACCGCCGCGCCCGGGCTCGGGTACGGGTTCGTTTTCATGCTCATTCCCCCGGGCACTGGCGAGGCCGAAATCATGCCGGCTCCCATGTCCACGAACGTCGAGCCCGAGAACCTGTATGCAACGCTCCACGCCATGACCGAGCAAATGCAGCAGGCGAACGTAACCGAGCGCATGCGTTTGGTGCGCCCGTGCGACAAGCCCGCCGCGAGCTAGACCGCCATGCTTCCCAAACCCTGCGCGCATTGTGAGTGCCCCCTCGTGAAGATGGGCACCGATACCGACGTTGCCTTTCGCGTGTACTGTCAGTACCCGAATTGCGGCGCGCGGGGGCCAGCGGGTAGCGATGCCGACGAGGCCGTGGCGCGCTGGAATCACCGCCCGCGTGAGGCAGCATGGCAAGCGCGCTATGTGCGAATGGCTCACGAGATCCGGCGCATTGCCGACCTTTGCAAAGAAGTAGCTTAGATCCATCATCGGGGTCACAACCAAACGGGGCAACACATGAGAAAGCTAGACGAGATGATCCGTGCGGCGCGAGAGGCCACGGAACAGGTTTGCGTACCGCGACACGTTCTAGAGGGCCTGTTAGGCGAGGCCGAAAAACAGGCCCGCAGCGCCGCCGCAATGGTGGCCCTATGGGATGGCCTCAAAGGGCCTGAATACGTGGCGCCACGGGCCGCCGCACCAGCCCCGGCCCCCCGGCTGGCAGCGCCACCAGAACCCAAGATTGCCCGCGCCTATGTCAGCCCCCCGGGCCTGCCCGTGGATGACCGCAAGTTGGCGCAGTTGGCGCAGCGCTTCACCGTGAAGGGTTTGGACAAACTCAACACCGCACAGCCCCCCGCTCTTGAGCCTGCGCCCGACCTGGAGCCGGCCGCCGCGCTCCCGCCGAGCAACGTTTCGCCCCTGCGCCACTATGCGCATTTCTCCGAGGACATTGCACGCGAGTTCCCCGAGGCTGTGCTCGACGCCGTTCTCTCCGGGACGGCACCGTGGCGCGCGTGGCGCGATTACTTCGGCGGGGCCGTGCGCAGCGTGGCCGAGGCGTGCGCCGTTGATCCGAGCCGCGTGTACCAATTCGAATTGAAGGATTGGCGCGCGGGGCGCCAGCCACAGGCCCACCACTTGCAAACCATGGCGGAATTGTTCGGGGTGCCCCTCGAATGGATTCAGGCCGAGAGCGTGAAGCCGACGCCGATGGCGCGCCCCTCTGCGCAGCAGCCCGCGAGCCACGTCTCACAGATCGCGCAAACCGCGATTGCGAAGCCCCGCCATAAGCCCGAGCCCCCGCCCCCCGAGTTTGCCCGCGACAAGGGCTTGCGCGTCGATCTCGTGGGCGTGACACCCAAGCAATTTGCGGAGATCGCCCGGGCCGCACGTGACACGGGTTTGGACCTGAATCATGTTCTGTTCCGCGAGAGCAACGCGCCGCGCGTGTCGGCCCGCGTCGTGGTAGCCGTGGAGCGGGGTTGCAAGGGGCTCGCGGCAAAGGCGGTAAAGATGCAGACGAGCGCAAACGGCGCGGCCCTGCACTGGGTCCATGGCTCGATGACTTCCATTGTCGAGACACTGCGCGGCATCGAGAACGAACCCGACGCGAGGGCGCAAGCATGAGCGCGGTTATTGGCGACGCGTGGCGCGCGTACGAACGTGATGTTGTCCCCCGCGAGGCAAGCGTGATTCAGCGCATGGAATGCCGGCAGGCGTTCTACGCGGGCGCCGCGATCATGTTTAAGGAAATGAGCGAGGCAGCAGACGCCGGGCCGCAAGATGGCATCGCCCGGGTTTCCGCGCTCGGCTTCGAATGTGAAATGTTTGCCGATGAGGTCGGCAAGGCGCGCGAACCATGACCCCCTGCCGTGAATGCCCATGGCGGCGCAGTGCCGCGCCCGGCTGGCTCGGGTCTGAAACCGTCGCTTACTGGCTACGCGCGGCGCATAGCGACTGCGTGATGATGTGTCACATCCGGGCAGGGCAATGCACAGGCGCCGCGATCTACCGGGCGAACGTGGCGAAATTGCCGCGCGATCCGAAGTGCCTGCGCATGCCGAGGGATACCGAAACCGTGTTTGCGGGGCCGGTTGAATTCCAAACCTATCACGAGCAATTCAAGCCATGAGCCCGGTAACGATGAGCGAGCGCGAGATTCAAAAATGGCAGGACGTTTTTCAGTGCTTGCCGTTCAACGTGCGCGCGCGCATCACCCGTACCGCAAACGAGTTTTACGACGAGCACCCCGAGGCGCGCGGCAGGATCGAACCCCGCGCTGTAATAGCCGCCACCGTTCGGGCGTTCTACATTCATCGTCGGCTTCGGGCCTTCGGCGTTTTCCGCGACCATGAGTGACGCAGACTTGATCGCCGCAGCGCGCACCGTGGCCCTCACTGCGATGGCCTCGGGCGGCCTGCACTTTTCACCGTGGCGCAGCACGCGCTTTGCCGGGTTCGTGTCGGGCCTGCATCGGACATGCTCGATCTTGTTTCTTGCCGTGGCCTTGCTCTACCTGATTTCGAAATGAACGACGACGACACCGTAACCGAGGAACAGCTAGCCGCCGCCGACCATGATGCGCGCGCGGCTCTGCATACTCACCTTGAGTCGTTCCTCGGTGAATTGCGCGACGAAACGCGCACGGTGGCCCTCATGTACATCGTGGAAGTGGGCGCGCAGATGCTCGCCCTCGCCCGAGAGAAAGACAGGGGTCGCTTTGCGAAACGCGCGGCCCTGCATACGGCCGGCATGGCCCTTTACGGTGCGCGCTCGTGGCGGCGCCGTACGGGCTTTGTGGCGTTCTTTGTGCCCGTGGGCGTGATTGCCGCGTGTGAGTCGATTTGGCGCATTGTCTCGGGGCTTCTGTCATGAGCCGCCGCCCCGGTTACGAGTGGTCACCCGAGGAAGACGAGCGGCTGCGCGTGATGTGGAAATTCGGCTACTCGATCAAGGTACTTGCCAACAAGATGTTCCCCAACCGCTCATACGGGGCCGTCATGCAACGCGTGCGCGCGCTTAACTTGCCGCCCATGGCCGAGCAGCGCGCGAAATATGGCTCGCCCGAATGGCGCTTGATTGAGTTTGAGTTGTTCACCGCGCAGTTGACTAAGCGCGAGATGGCCGAGCGCACCGGCCTTTCTATCAACGTGGTACGGCACACCTTGAAACAGTGCCATGAGCACGTGTCGGTCGTCGGCAAAAAGAACGGTGAAAACGTGTACCGCCTCGGCAAGCGCAAGATTGTGCCGCCCTTCGAATAGCGAGAGGAACCATTTAAGAGGGCACCATGGCGGATTTCTGTAGGCAATGCAGCGAGCGCAATTTCGGCACCGATTTTGGCGACTTCGCGGGCCAAACCTTGCACGTCTTGTGCGAGGGGTGCGGCCCGTGCGTGGTGAACGACAAGGGCGAGCGGATTGATGGGAGCGAAGAAGATGGACACGCCAAACTTTGACGAGCTTCTGGCGCGAGCCGAGGCCGAAACTACCGCGTTCGGGGTGGCCGATCAAATGAACCCGACGGTCGGGTTCCTCATGCGCACGATGTACGCCATGGGGATGCAGCATGCCTCGGCGCGCATCGCCACCGAGGACGACGACGCGTGGATGGCGGCCATCGTGCTCGGGCTTGAAGCGAGCGTCAAACTTGAGGACTACAAAGCCGAGAGCGTACGCATTCTGGCGGCACTGGAAAAGCGCAAGACGCAAGAGGGCAGCGGCCCGGGGCAAGCGTGAACGACGACGAGAAAGTAACGCCGCTCGGGGTGCCAGTGCGGCGCCTCGATATTCCCGCGTCGCTCGTGCGCGATTCGAACCCATGGCAGTGCGCCGGGGGAAAGTTCGGGCACGGGCCGTACATCGTCAACGAGGCGTTAGCGTTCGTTCAGTGCGCCACCTGTAAGGCGATGCTTAACCCGCTCTTTGTGCTTGGCGAATTGCTGCGAAAAGAGTCCGAATTTCTGGCCTTGCATGCCCGCTATCAAGACGAGATGAGGCGCCTGCGCGAGCGCCAGAAAACGAAATGCCGCCATTGCGGAAAGATGACACCAATTAGCCATGCATGAGGGGGAGACGATGAGCGACGAAATCGAGGAAACAAAAGAACGGTTGCAGTTCGTGGCCGCGATGATGGAGGAAGCTTTCTGCGGGGCCGAATTTGCCGTTCACGTGTTGACGCCCGAGGGCGCATCTACCCGCGTGCATTTCATTTCGAACATGAGCAAGGCGCGCCATTTGGAGGCAATGCGCAGCTTTGTCCGGCGCGAGACTGGCGCGGCTTTGCGGAGCATGCCCGAGCGGGCAGACGCGGCAAGCGCAGCGCTCGGCCCGGCCATAGAAGCCATGTTCGCCGCCGACCTCGACCCGGCCCACATTGTAACCGCCCTCATGGCGTGCGCCTCAGGCATGGCCGCCGCGCTCGGCGTATCCGATGTGTTTGCAGAGGCCGCGATACAGGGTTGCCAAGCGCTTGAGGCTGACGCAGCAGCGCGCCACCCGGCCGGCAACGCATGAGGGGGGACACACCATGGAAAGGCAAGACGAACCGCTATACGTGCCGATGTGGCTGGCCGCGAAAACCCCTGCGGGGGTTTGGTTGCAGTTCACCGCCCGCGTGCGCGTTCGCCCGGACGGCACGCTCGAAGTAGCGAATCAGACACTCACGGAATCCGCGCCGGGCGACGAGCTGGTCCCCGCGCCCGTAGAGCCCCTAGAATCGCCTGAACGCCCCCGGGGGGCCCGAGCAAGGGGCAAAGCCAAATGAGCCAGCCACGCCACGCGTCGCAAGCCGATGCCCCCTTGCTACGCATCACCGCCCCTCATTTTGTGGCGGGCGTTGTGCCCGGGCTGTACGCGGCCCCAATCGTGGCCTATATGATCGCGTGGGCGCCTGCCGCTATCGAGTGCTATTGCGCGGATAAGGGGTGGAGCGTCGAGCGGCTCAACGCGCCGGGCGAGTACCGGGACGAACCCTTCCACCCATGATGATGGCCGACCTCATCGAACCGTGCCTTGTGCGCGATCCTCGGTCGGTCCGGGGGGATCGCGCACAACACCGGCCCGCCGGTACGATGGCTCGGGGGTATGAGATGAGACTCTCAGTCCAACACCAGAGATAATATCGGACTGAGAAAAGCCGCCGTCGTCGTTGGTGCAGGTGCGGTAGGTGGCGGCGGCGGCGGCGGATTAGGATTACCATAGAACGACCGCGCCATTTCCATATCGACCTGACTCAGCTTTCCTCTACCGTTCCAATTCGGATTACAGTAATTCATTACAGAATCAATGTCCCACGGCCCGAAGAGTTCATCGCCGTTCGACCCCTGCGCCGGCTCCTGACAAGACGGCGGAGTATCGGGGCGGTTTTGCTCATGCGCGAAACCTAGCGCGTGGCCGAATTCATGTACCGTTATCCAGCTAACACAGTTTGCATGATTCTGCGAGTTTGCTTGACAATAAGATGTTGAAAAATTACCAAAGGTAAAGTTTAGAACCATGCCGGCAGGGTAATTATTCAAATTTTTACCGAGCCCTTTGGTATGCGGGTTAACGTCTTGCACCGAAATTCGCAGCGTTTGTGGCAGCGGTGGCGCGCTATCGTCGCAAATTCCCCATCCCTCAAAGCGCACGAGCGATACGGCTTGCCACGTCGATGTAGCCGCGTTTTGCACAAGCGCACGGTCTGCCTGAGTCGCGTTAAACGTGCCGCCGTCCATTTCCCAGCAGACGGAAATGTTCCGATTGGGCCAAATTGTCCAGGTCAGTGGATAACCTCTGATGTCCGGTGTAGCCGCCATTAAAGACAGCGATGGCGAATCGATTTTTGGTACGGAATTGACGTTTGGTCGATTGTCGGCGGGTAACTGGCCCGGCTTAGGCTCATAATTGATATTCGGCTGATTGTCGGGTAACTGGCCCGGCTTAGGCTCATAATTTACATTCGGCTGCGCATCCGAGGCAGGCGTTAATTGTCCCGGCTTAGGCTCAGGATTAATGTTAGGCTGGTTGGAATCGTCGCCCCCCCCTCCGCAACTGGCTAGTAATCCAGTAATGCAAAGGGCTAGCAAACCGGCTAGCCATTTTTTGTGTCTGGTCATTGCGCCCCCCCCTTCGCATTAATAAAGGGCAATTTCGCGCAGATCTTCACCATCAGGCCACTTCGTGCAAGCGTTAGTTCCATTTACCCATACCGACCTTCCGGTAACTTGCGCAGTCATCAAAATCGCCATATGTTGTTTTCCAACGGCTGAATTTTCATCCTTTACCATAAAATAAGTCGTATTCGCAGCGCAACCGGGGCGACCTAGAGGCGCGCCGCTCAACGTGAAGTAAACCAGCCCCTCCCGGACACTCACTTTTGTAACGGTTCCGTAATTCGTTCCCGCCATTGTCGCAGTAGAAGTAAGGGAGGCGGCAGCACCGACAGCGGCGGCAAGGATGAGGCGACCAACGTTATTCTTTTGCATAGATTGATTTCTCCTTAAAAGTTCTGGCGCTATTCGCGCCAGATACATATTTTCATCAGGCAAAACACATTCTTCATATAGGCAGGGGCCTAATGTGTAATGAACGTATTTAAAGAGGGAGATTAGGAATTATTAATTCAAACACTTGCGGGCGTATTCGTTGCCGCCCTCGTGAAGTGGCCGGGCCGGGTGTACGCGGCCCCCATCGTGGCTTATATGATCGCGTCGGCGTCTGCCGCTATCGAGTGCTATTGCACGAAGGCGGCCCGCTTGGCGGGTACAACCTCATCGGTCTTTGCTCACGGGGCCGCACGGCATGCAATTCCCATCGGTGTCAACCATCTCAACGGGCAGCAACCCAACGAATGGAGATGATCTGGCAAACGCTGATCCCGTGGCATTGCTCGGCTGACTCCTTGCAGCCGCCTCCTTGCGCCAGTGTGATACCCACTTGGCGTTCAAACCGTACGAACGCGCCACCTCGGCAATCGAGCGACTTGGGTCATTGGTCTCCGCGACCACCATTTCCCTGAAGTCCTGCGAATAGTTCTTTGCGCCGAGGGAACGTGGGCGTGGTCCCTTCCTTCTAGTAGCGTCCGTCAAACTGATACCCATTAGATCCTTTTGCATAGCTTGATGTCTCCTTAAGAAGTTTTTCTGGGCGTCAGCTTCATATCTTCATCAAGCAAAACACATCCTTCATATAGGCCGTGGCCTAATGTGTAGTGAGCGTATTTAAAGAGGGAGATTAGGAATTATTAATTCAAGCACTTGCGGGCGTATTCGTTGCCGCCCTCGTGAAGTGGCCGCCCTAGCGCCTGTAGCTGGAATGCATGCGCGCAATGCGCAGTGCCACCGGGGAGCGCCGACGATTCGCCAGAGCGCCGGGCCTGCCCGCCTTGATTTGCAGCATCGCGCCCCCGGCTGTGTACACCGCCGTCTGGAGCTTCGAGAAAATGGCCGGGGGCAAGTTGATGCAGCCATTCGTAACGCGGCGCCTGTCGCCCGGTGGCCGTTCATACAGGCCCTCACGCCCGGGCCAGGTCCGATGCACCGCATAAAACGCCTCGGCGGTTTCTTTGAATAGCAGCACCTCGCCGCCATAGTTAGGCGCCTCGGTGTGCATGTACGTGAGCGGATATGTCCCCGTGGGCGTGGCCTCGCCCAAGAGCACCGGGTAACACTTGCCGTCAAAGCACAGCACGGCACCGGCCAGAAACACGGTCACAGTCAGCATGATTTACCCCTCATCGGTATCGCGCCGGATACGCACGGGCGGCCCATCAGGCGGGGGCGGTGGCGCGGCCCGCCGCACGTGCGGCATTGGAGGAGGCGGCAAGGGGCGCCGTTTGCCGAGCGATACGCCGATTTCCTCGGCCGCCAGCGCATCAGGCGCGCACCGTCCACATATCACCCGATCCGTGCGCACTAGCGCAAAGTCTGGCATCGGCACGCGCGAGCGCCAGCCCCATTCCCACCGGAACTGTTTGCCGCATGAATCGCAGTCCGTCCACCACAGCGGGAAATATGGGCGGGCGTTTGGAATCTTGACCTTGACGCGCTGCATAGGTGCCCTCGGCAAGAAAAAGGCCCGCAGCATCCGGGGGAATGCGCGGGCAACGGGAACGCGGGGGAGCGGGGTCAGATGCGCCCCCACGGGTCAAACTTGGTCCTACTCGCGGATTTTCTTCGGCGGTGGCGCGGGCTTCGGGGCCTCTTGGTACACGGTTGCGGCCGGCGCGGCGGGCGGGGCCAGTTGCACCACCACCACCGGGGCGTCGCACTCGCTATACGCACCGGATGAGGAATGCCCACCTTGCCACGTGTAGCAACGCACCTTTTGAAACTCGGGCTTGATCGGCGGTGCGGTTTGCGCCTTGCCCTCGCACATCGAGAGCACCAGCGCGACACCGGCACCGAGAACCACCCACGGCAGCGCCTGCCCTGCGGATAGCGTCATGGTGAATACCCCCTGCTAGTTGCACACACGCGCGGCCAATGCCTTGTCATCAACAGCACGGGCACGCGTGCAAATGTCGCCGTTACCGGCCGACAGCGTGACGGGCGCGGGCGTGGGCGCTGCGGCCTGTTTGTCGCGTGCCCGCATCGCGGCCTGCGTGCGGAGCATGCTTTCGGAATTGTCGAGGATCATGAGGGCTTTGTCTTTTTCCCCGAGCATGCCGTACAGGCGCGCCGTCTCACGATCCTCGCACCCCGGGTCAGGCTTGGCGAAATTCACACCGCCGCCACCACCCGGAACAGCGATTGCGAGGCCGCCAGACCAGCCAGTACAGGGACCACTCGCCGGCCCACTCATGGCGATATTCGGCACGTTTTTTAGCGTCTGCGATCCGCTCACCTCTTGCCGGATCAATTGCGAGGCGTTGCTCGTGCTGTTCGTCGTTACCGTGGCGGAAGTGTCGGCCGGATTTGACGGCATGTTGATAATCGCCTGCGAGCCCGAGGACGAGCCGGCCTGCGCGCCGCTTTGACTTTGAGAGCCAGCACCAGCAATGGCGGTTTGTCCGTGCGCGGCCGATACCGCGAGCGTGCAAGCCGCAGATACCAGCGCAACGCGAAACAATGAAGTTTTCATGATGTGCCCCTAGCAGATGGGGCGCGGGCCGTTCTCACGCGGCTCGGCGCCCCGTGGCTCTGATTACGGCTTGGCGAAAATCGACAGGTTGCCGAAACCAAACCCGCCTTGTTGCGCCGAGTTGCCTTGCTGCGCCGCACCGCCACCGTTCGCCGTGGCCGCACCACCGAGGGCGCCGCCGAAGTTCGATTGCCACGCGTTGCCGCCCGACAGGTTGAAACCCGTCGAGTTGCCGCCACCGGCATCGGCGGTAGTGGTAACGCCAGCGGCGCCGCCCGAGACAGCACCGGCCGTCGAGGTGCCACCGGCCACGCCGGCAAGCGCCGCGATACTGCCGCCGCCGACTTGTGAGCCCTGTTGCGATTGCGAGCCCTGTTGACCACCACCGACACCGAAGCCGACCCCGATGGATGCAGCCGAGGCGGCGCCGGACAGCACCAGCACGGCACCAGCAATGATTGCCTTTTTCATGATTTCCCCTTGCGGTTTGTTGATGAGCCCGGTCACGCCGTCTGTGCGTTACCGCTTGTTTACGAGTGGCCGGGCCTTGAATGTAGGTTTTGCAAGGGGGGCGGGTAATGATGCGTTCGCCCTAAGCATGGATGAGGCGAACGCACTAGCGCGGGGGGATGAGCCGCGCGGCGTGCCTCAGTTGGGTTACGCCGCGCGGTGTAGTTCAGTAAGGCGCGTAAAACTCGTACCCCGTGCTCCACAGGTACGCGTTCATCGTGCCCGTCCCAAGCGTGATTGACGGAGACGCTACAGGGTTGCCCGAGTTGCGAAGCGAGCCCGCAATACCGACGGTGTTTGCAGAACTAATCCCCATGCCAATGAGACGCGCGGGGTGCGACATCGACTGCAACGCATCGCCCGCAGCGTACATATACAGCGTCAGGTCCGCGTTTCCGTTCGTGTCGCAATACAGCCCCATCGTTCCCGCGTAATACCCGATGGTCGCATTCGGGGGCACATAGGCGGCCCAAGCGCTCAGAACAGTGTTCGTGTTGAATTCTCCCGCGATGAGCGAGGCATTGATGCCGGATGTATAGATCGCCTTCCGTTCGTAGTAATTGCACGCGAACATTTGATTGGCAGTACCGCCGACACGCAGCGGGAACCCATAGGCGGACATGATGTAGCCGCTCGGCAAGATGGGCGCCACGGCACTAGCTGAGGCGATGGCATTAGGCCCGGTCGAGGGGTGCCAGATCATATGCGCGTGACACCACTGGCCGATGAAATCCGCTGCTTGATCGCGCCCGCCCGGGCCTTGAGTGGCGAGGTTAATATTGAAATTGAAATTGCCACGCACCAGCTTTGCGGCATCGCGGGCAGGTGTCACGAATCGCGCGCCGCTACTCGAAATGTTGAAGATGCCCCCGCTCGGTGCGCCGCGCCCGCCCGTCAATTGATAGATATGCGAGAGTGGATCGATTTGCGAATCAGCGTAGCCCTTCGGGACCGCGTGAAGCGGGTCGGTCGGGTTCACGTTGGCTAGCTTCTGATGCGCCGTGAAATCGCGTGAGCCGTCCGGCTGAATCGCACTACTGGCTTTCGTGGCATCGATCCATGCCGTATTTGCGGCGTTGCGCATTTTCATCCGGCCATCGGGGTAGCCGGGGTCGCTCGTGTCGAGCCAGAGCATGCCGGGGAATACGGATGGCGGGGCGGTGCCCCCGCTGTTGCCCGAGTTCTGCGCGTTATAGAAGCGATTGAGCCGCTCGGCCAGGTCGGTCCCGCTCGTTGTAGTGGGATCAATCGGAAAATCCGCTGCTAGGTTTTGAGCCATGGAACCCCCTTAAATTGGCGCGGGCCGCTCGCGGCCGTATCCGCGTGCAATCCAATCGATGCGGCCCGCCTCAGGCGCGCCGTCGATGGCGTTAATCAGTTGCACATGGAAACCCTGCCGCGAGCGGGCAGTAACGTTTGCGATGAGCGGGTCGACCGAGCCATCAATCGACACCGCCACAGCGGGAACATTGCGGAACGATGGGTCATAAACAATGTCAACCCCCGCAACGGGAACAGAGACGTCATAAACGGAATCGATGCGATCCGGCATATCGATTTCGATCAGGCCGTCAGTCACCACGGGCCGCACATCAGGCGAGTACGACCGCAGTTGAATACGGAACTGGAAAAGGCGCCCGGTGAAATCGCCCACGTGTACCGGCCGCCAAGCGCTCCACTCGGAATCGTCCACGCGGGCAATCGGATCAATCGCGGCCATCGTGGGCCACGCGGCAATAAAGGTCATCGCCTGCGCGCAGCGCACCTCGACCCACGCGTCCCATTGTTCGGCCTGAGCTTGCGCGAGGTATGGCACTTGCGCGAGCGTGACCCACGAGGACATGAAATCGTCGTCCGTGTCCCCGTGCGCCCGAATCTTGGAGCTAATGCGCGCCTCGTACACCTGCCCCAGGTCGACCAGTTCCTCGCAGTAGTACGTGCCCTCGGGCGGCACTTGGCCTAAGGCCCCCGTCATCCCCATCGAGCCCGCGTAAGTTTGCGTGTTGACGTGCTGGCCGTTCCACGCGGGGGATTCCTCAGCATCGTTCACGCGCTCGACCGCGTTGATGTTCGGCAGTTCGGCAATCGTGGTGCGCTGGTAGGCGATGCCCGATTCGTTGCCGCTCGTGTCGTACGCCCGAATCATGTACGTGCCCGTGCGGGCGCCCGTGACCATGTGGGTCGTATTCCATGAGATCTTTGCCACGACTTGCGAGGCGTTCCATGCGGGTTGTAGCGTCTCGGGCGTGTAGCGGATGAGAAAATAGTCAATGTCCAATTCCTCGGGCGCGCGCCAAAAGCATTGGACCGTCATGTCCTGTACGTTGGCCGCGAAATCTTGCGGCGTACCCGGGGGCGTACGATCCGGGGCCGGGTTGATGTAGCCGAGGCCAGCCACACCGATGAGGCCAGACGGGCCGATAGGCGTAACGGTGAGCGCAAGGGGAATATCCCACTTGCGCGAGTTCGCCAGCGCGTCGAGTTCCCACGATGCGGTCAGGAAAGGCGTTTCCGGCAGGACTACCACCTCCCCGTCGCCATACTTCACCACCAGCCTATGGTGATCGAGATAGGAGCCCACGGTTTGCCACGTGGCCGTAAATACGATGTACGGGCGCCGCTCGCGGTAGAGAATGCGCTGCGTGATTTGCACATTCGAAGTCACGAGATCGGTGGCCCCGATCATGTCGTCACCAAACCCCGGCGTCCACGCGGGCAGCGCGCCAATATCGGCGGTGTACACGCCCGGGTCATACTTGCACATCGAGATTTCGGCCGTGAGATCAGCCCCGGGCGTGATGCGCGTTACTAAGTACGGTTGCGTAACGCGCGAAATCTGGCCCAACACCATGAGGTCGTCAGGCTGAATGCCGGCCGCGTTGTCGATCAAAAAAGTATTCGGCAGATCGGGGGGCACGTACGTTACCGTGCCGCTTCGCGTGGTGCCATCGGACAGCCGCACGAGATAACCCGTAGGCGCCACCGAGAGAGCCGCCGCTACCACCACTTGCCCCGTGCTCGCGTTGGCGCTGACCACGCGCGCCGGGTAGCCGCCCACGTTGGGCACATCGTGCGCCACCAGCACGAGGTCGCCGCGCTGACACGCGAGGTTTTCCACATCCATCGTCACGCTAAATACTTCGCTGCGCAAAATGCCCTGCGCAAGCATGTATCGCCCGTACGCCCATGCGTGCGGATAGTCCGTGATCCCGTAGGTGTCGAGGTCTTCGAAGCGTGTAGCGTTCGATTCGTTGTAGCCATCGGCGTAACAAAGAATCTGCGACTTTTGCCAGTTGTTACCCGGGTCAATGAACGTCACGCGCAGCGCGTGCGGGTAATCCATAAACTGGCGCGTTCCGCCGAAGTTCCACGAGTTCAGCGGCGTGATGACTTGCTTCGGGACCGATTGTTCCTCATCGATCAGCACGCCATACTTTCCGCTCGTGGTCATCATGAGCGAGGCGCGGCACGTTGTGAGGATCGAATCTACCAGCGTCTTCACTGTGGTGGCCCCGTCCACAACAATGTCGCAGGTGTAGCGCGGCATCGTGACCACCACACCATTAACATTCCACGTGCGGGGCGTGTCGCAGATCGCGGCGAGGCGAAGCCATGAGGGCCAGTCAATTTGCCACACGTCTAGGGGCCGAGGGTTCGCCGCACCCGTGAGCACATCAAGGGCGATCCATACCGGGTTACGCGTGTTGCCCGAGGTGAAATTCACACCGTCGGTCGTCATGCGCAAGTCTGACCACACAATCGCGTTGAGGGTTTGGATTACCCCGGAAAGTTGTTCCGATGCCTCGACCGAAATCTCGATCATCGTGTGAGCATTGGCGAGCTTGAGCACTGGCCCCGGAATGAAACTCTTTAGCATGGTGAGCACCGCGTCGTCAGCGGTGCGGGTATCGGTAGCAATTCGCGTCGTGCGCGTGAGGCGCATTTCGAACGTGCCTTGATACCCGAAGTTCTGCGAGATCACCACAGAGAAAGGCGCTACCTGATTCCCGAAAATATCGACGTACCAATCCACCCACAGATACGGGTCATGCCCGTAATAGGCGCCCACTTGCGTAAAGTAGGCCCACACGCTTGATTGCCAGTTAGGCGGGGCACTGCCCGGGTAACGTTGCTGATAGCGTACGGGCTCAAAGGCCCCGTACGGGTCACGCCATTCCAGCAACCAATCGCCGCCCGGCTCGGGAACCTGCACGTCATGCGTGCCGTTCGGCCGCCCGCCCACCGAGTAGAGCCATTGCGGCGTGGTGGCGGGATCGTACGCGCGCCACTCGCCACCGCCGCCATAGAACGGGTTGAGCCGTACCTCAATCCGGTTTCCGAGGACGCCGAAAATCTGCGCACCGGGCGCCCCGGCAATGTTAGACACCGACAGTTGATGCCACGTGCCCGAGGTCACGTCGCGCACTTCAAACTTAAAATATGCGTGCTGTGTCTGAATGTTCCCCTGCGTATCGATGTTGTACAGGCCGCGCGGAAACATGAGCGTCGCCTCGATGGCGACCGCGTTGGGCTTCGAGCGGATAACCGTAGGTTCCCACTGTTGCAGCGAGATTTGATATTGGTCGTACCCGGCCTGCCGTGTCACGAGTTCCGGGCCATTCGGCAACGTGGTGCCCTGATGCACACGCACGTCTGGCCCGTACTCGTACAGATCGACGTCGCCCACACGGAAACCGCTTTCGAAATTCAGACCGCCGATGCCGAAATCGTAGATTGCTTGAAAGCGCGATGAACGCCCGATATTCGTGATGATGGGATTCGAGGCGAGGACGGGAAAAACCCTGTAGCGCCCGTACACGCGCAGCACGGCACCATACGGGCGCGCTTGGTTGCTCTGGCCGGTGATGAAGTAGGAATTGTCAGCGGCCGATGAATTGGCATTGAGTCCGGTACTAATCGAGGGGGGCGGAATCATGGCGCTAATCGCCATCGTGCCGAGCATGGTGATACCCGCCGCGACGCCATAGGCCGCGGCCGCTTGTGCGCCCGAGAGCGCAGCCATACCGCCGAGTTGCCCGCCCACGATGGCCGGCGCCACATACCACGCGACGACCGCAACGATGATCGTTAGAATCGCCCCGAGGATTTGCTTACCGCCCCCGCGCCCCTGAGGCACCGCGCAGAGTAACAGCGATTCACCGTCGCGCACCCGCACGCCGCTCCAATCTTTGATGATGAGGCCATTGCAAAAGACAATCACAGTCTCCCGCAATTCGGCCTCAGGTACGGCCCGCTCCACCACCTCGGCCACAGTCATTCCGGCCGGCACCTGTACCAGATTGCGCCCCGTGGGCGTCAGGATTCGAGCGTCCATCGATAGCAGCCAATAAGGCGGTTAGTCCAATCCAGATCATTGAGACTCTCGACCGTGGCGTTGCGGCCCGGCAGAGAATGAAGGAACAACCCGCCCACGAGTACGAGCCCGCAATGCGTGGGCAAGCCCTTGATGCGAAAGACAGCCACGTCCCCGAGGGCGGGCCGCTCGACCTGGACCCACCGCCCACCGGGCCGCGTGGCGCGCTCGATCAAACGCGGCGCGGCTTCGAGCAAATCGGCTTCGCTGTAAAAATACTCGGGCAGTTCGACGCGCAGTTGCTCGCGCGCGAACATGAGGCAGATTCCCCAACAGTCCGCGCCGGCCGCGCTGCGCCCGCGCTCTTTGTACGGAATGCCCACGTAGCGGGCCACGTTGAGCGCCATCATCGGAACAGCCCCGGGAAGTGCGTCGGGTCGTAGTTCTCATCGGGGAACGCAAGCGAGAGAACGTTATTCACTTCGAGCTGGCCCGTGATATTCAACGCGTCATAACTCACATTGCGCAGCTTGAGGAAATCAAGCCGCTTTTCCACAACGTCCGGGTAAGCGCTCGTCACCAGTTCGACAACAATCTCCGGGGGCGTGGCAAGGGCGCGGATGTACTCGACGATTTCGCCCGAGATGTTGTCGATGGTGAGCGCGGCCTTAGGCAGCGACTCGCCATCATCGGCCGGCAGCACGAGCCCGAACGCGTAGGGCTGGTACGTGATGCCCCGCGACAGAAAGGGCTCATTGTTGTTTACGAGATAGAGCGGCGGATAACCGGGCTCGGTGATCGTGAGCAAAAACAGCCACGCAAAGGGCGAGGCCGATTGCTGTGAGATCGGGCGATTCTGCGGAGTGAGTGGCATCAGGGCGCCCCCGCATAGAGCCACTCGGGCAATTGTTCGAGCTTCACGCCAGCGCGAAACGCCTTCTTGTCCACCCATTCAATGGTCGGCGCCTCAGTGAAGCGCATAGCGAGTTCCTTACCGTCACGGGGCCGCTTAAAGTAGGTCGGCAACACACCCGCTTGGCAGTCCACGAGGAACCATTTCATAAACACGTCGTAGAACTTCGCCTCAAGCGTTACCGAGCCCGTGACGTTGAAGACCGAGCCCGTGACGCGGCGGCGCACCTTGACTGTTTGATAGTCCGTTTGCGTGCGCAACACTTGCGGGCTGTGTTGCTCTGTCCAAGTTTGTAAGCACCCGTCGAGTTCAGCAGGGCGCGGGACGATGGTTGCCATGTCTACACCGCCTGTCGTGAGACGCCGTAGTTCTGGCGCATTTGCCGGTCCATCTCCCCGGAATCAAACATGCTCTTAACTTGGCGCTTGATGTAAATATCGATCTGCTTAGAGCCGTCCGTGTTATCGCGTGCCGTGGTTTCAACGGTCGTGTTTTGCGCGTCGGAGTTCCACACGTTGATGACCGTTGGCGATGCCTTGACGCCGAGATCGCCGTTATGACGCGTGAGCGGGACAATTGCCTCGGTGCCGGATTCACCAGCGAGGCCGACCGCGCCGCGCGCCATCGGAAAGATCGTCGGGCTCGTGATGAGCCCACCGCGCGCGAACGGCACGAGTTGACCGTTTGAAAACACGTTGCCGTGCGCGCTCGATACCGTGCTGGTGTCCCCGGCGCCGCCCCATTGGATGTTGGCAAGGGATTTGATGAACTGTTGAAACAACGTCGAAAGCAAGAGTTTTGCGATGCTCTTGAGCATGCTTTCGACCATGTCCCCGAACGACTTGGAAATGTCCCCCGTACCCTCGACCAGCTTGTCCGCGAAGTCATCAATAAAACGGTTCCCGGCCTGCGAGGCGCTATCCGATAGCGTCTCGAAAAAGGTTTTCGTTTTGTTGTTCGCGTCGTCGAGTTTCGGCCCAGTCTTGACGAGCCCCTCGTACAGATCGTCAAACACATCCGAGCTAACGCCCCCGGCCTCGGGGCCTTTGGACAGCAGATCGAACAGGATTTCGAGCTTCGGCGCGACTTGCTGTGCGGCCTCTTGCGACTTCACGGCAGACTGGCGGAACGCTTCGAGGGGATCGAGGGAGGCCGCGAGTTCGTCAATCTGGGCCTTGAGCGTCTTGGCGAACGTGGTTTCGCCTTGCCCCGCCTTGTTGAGTTCGTCAAGGGTCTTTTTGAAGTAGGCCAGCTTTGCGCCCGCGTCGTCGGTCTTTACCGCCGCGTTGAAAATATCCCGGTCCCATTGCTCAAAAATCGTCAGCGACTCGGCTAACGATTTGTTCATTTGCTTCGTCTTCTTATGGGCTTTGTCGGCAGCATCCGCTATCGCGTTGATGCGCGGCGCACGAGTCTTACCCGCGTCCTTGCTCAATTCCTCGTTTGTCTTACGGATCGACTCTTGAAACTTGGCTTCGTCTTGGCGGATTTTCTCGATGGCGTAGCGATGTTCGCTACCAATTGCCTTAGTGCGGTTCTGCGCCTCTTGGAAAATCGTTCCGAGGTTGCCGAAGTTCGACGTCGAGATGGCCGCCAGCGATTTCACAAGGGCGTCAGTCCAAACCCCCGCGAGTTTGATGAGCGCGACAATCCCTTGGAACCATTTCGAGAGGTCGACCACCTCGGCCCGCACCGCGAGCATGAATTTTTGCCACAGGGAAAACTCACCGCCCGTCTTCTCGCCCGACTTCCGAATGTCAATAATGATCCCGCTAATGGCATCGAGGGCGCGTAGCAGTTCCTGCGAGATGCCCGTCCACTTGTCAAACTGCGCAAGTACCTGCGTGATGTCCGACATCAGGGTGTTAAAACCCTGCGTCAGCGTGCGGGGCAGCTTCTCGAAGTTCTCTGCAATCGTGCTCGTGGCGTGAAGCAAGGCGTTTGCCATCACGTCAGCCGTGATTTTCCCTTTCGCGCCGAGTTCTTTGAGGGCGCCCGTGCTGACGTTGAGTTCTTTTGCGATGAGCTGCGCGATGGCCGGCACGCGTTCAAGGATCGAGCGCAGTTCATCGCCTTGCAGCTTGCCCGAGGCAAGAGCCTGCGTGTACTGGACGAGCGCGGCCGTAACGTCATCCATCGAGGCGCCGCTCACGCGTCCGAGCTTGATAAAGTTCTCGGCTACCTGCGCAATTTCCTCGTTGCTCGATCCAAGGTCTTTCATCGCCAGCGCGAGGCGCTGCGTGGAAGTAGCCACCGCATCGAGCGGCGCGCCCGTGCTTGCCACGATGCCAAAGATGCGATTGAGCAAATCACCCGCGCGCTGCGAATCGCCTAGCAGGGCCTGAAACGAGCCCTGCAACGTGGCAAGTTGCTCGCTTGCCTGCGTGATCGCCTTGGCGCCACCGATGACAGCAAACGCGGCGGTAAGCGCGCCGGCCACGCGTTTGATGTTCGTAGCCATCCCCTCGAACTGCGAACCAAGTTTCGAGAGTTGGGATTGCGTCTTGTCCGTCGCGCTGGAAATCTTGTTGAGTTCGCGCAGCGCTTGGTCGGCCTGAACCGTTAGCTTATAGATCCGCTCTGCCGTATCAGCCATGGGCTACCCCCTGCGCGACTTTGGCCGAATCACCAGACACGGTGACCCGTACTTGGTGGAATCCCCCGGCACGCCGAGGCGCTTGGAAAAGGCCACGTACACCGAAAAATCCTTAAACAGCGGGTTGCGCTTAATCATGGCCTTTGCGAGCGCCATGAAACCCACGCCCTGATAGCGCTTCGCTAACTGGCCCTTTTTCTTTCCCGAGCGCGCGCGCTTGAATTCCACATTGACGCGCTGCGACTTGGAGAGGGCATGATTGACGAACCATGCATAGGTGACAGGCGAGCGCGGCACGAGCACGAGCACGTCAGATGGCCCGAACGAAAAGCCCGTTCCCGAGGGGACAGCCGAGACGGTGCCCTTCATACCGCCGCGGATCAGCACCCACCGCCAATTGCTCATTGAGCGCAAGCGGCCCGTCTTGGGGTTCGTGGTCTCATCGATGGCGCGGCGCAATGCATCCTCGGCCAGCGACATAGCGGCGCGCGCGAGGACAGAGCCGAAGAAGACGACGATGTTCTTTTCGGCCTTGTCTACTGGCTTGCTCGTGGAGCCGTCGACGCGTTTAAGAGTGGGCTTGTTGTCGATGGCGATTTGCTGCGCGGTTTCCTCAACAGCAATCGAGCGCAGCAGATATTGAATATCGCTCTTGGCGAGGCCCGTGAGGTCATAAGAGAGCGTGTCCTTTTGCGCGCGCCCGGCCGCGCCGAGTTCTACCGTCTTCGGCTTTACAGGTTTGAGCGTAGGCAGATCGACGAAGCGCACCACTTTTTCAATCCCCTTTGAATTTCGCCGCCAGCGCGGCCGTATCCATTTCCATCAAGTTCGGCCCCTTGCTCGGGTTGCTCGGGGTGGCCCTTGCCTGTTCCGTAAAGAACGCGTTCCAGCCGAGGTACTCGTCCCAGGTCATGCGCTCTTGCATATCGGCAACAGTCATCCCGAGCCGCAACGCTAGTGCGTAGATGCAGAAATCGAGGGGGCCGAGCCTTTTGGGGCGTCCACCTCATCGTCATCACCTACGCCGTTCGCCCGCAAAACATCCTTGAGCAACAGTTGAAACACGGGCCATTCCAGATCATTGAGCGCGTCGGCGCCGATAGAAACGCCGTCCTTTTCGATTGCCCTTGCGGCCATAAAAAACGATACGTCTTGCTCATCGGCATCGGGCGCCGTACGGGCCTTTTGAAGTTCGCGCATCTCGCGCACCTTGAGCGCGCGAACCGTATAGCCGGGCACACTTGCATCCATGGGTCGGTCCTCCCTTGTGTGTGTGGTTTGGTTTACGGGGCGGGGATATAGCGATGTACCGGCTTCGAGCCGAGCGCCCCGGTTGCGGTAAATCCGATGCCACCTTCAAGGGGCGTCGCCCACGTGACAGCGGAAATCGTGATAGGCGCAACGATGTAGCCTTGATCCTGTGGTAGCACCATGGAAAGCATCCGCGTCTTGCCGTCTTCCTCGGCATCGAGCAGCGCGGTATAGCCGGGATCGCTCACGTCAACGAAACCGGAAAGCGTGGCCGTACCCGCGCCCGTGGCGGTGGCCGGTAGCGTGGCCGAGGGATCGCAGAACGTGCCTACGGCAATCGTCCCCGGGGTCTCAGGATTGAACGTGAGTTCAGAGAGGCAGAGCTTTACGGAATCGGCCGCGAGATAGACGTCGATTTCGGGGCTCGATGCCAGCGAGCCCGTCGAGGCCGAGGTATCCGAGCCGATCAATTCGAACGTGTTTCCCGTGGTGTCGATATTGCCCACGACGTACGTCTTGCCATCGATCTCGGCAAAGCCCGTTTTCACCACCGTAACGGGATCGCCCACAGTGAGCGCGGACACATCCGTCACCGAGACAACGGCCGGGTCGGCTTTAGTGATTGCGGTAGGCACCAGCGTCGTCGGATCAGTGCCATCCGAGAGATAAACGTTAATGCCCTTTGTTGATTTGGCGGCCATGATTCACCCCCTATGCGGGTTGATATTGGTAATCGATGGAGACCCCGAGCATGTAAGGCGAACCATCGCCGTCCGTGAGTTCCTCGGGGGGGCTGGCCTCGATGAGTTCAAGCCGCCCAGCGGGGTCGACCTGCGCCATGAGAGCCGGGAGATCAAGCGCGATTTGCGTGAGGATTGGCACATCACCCACACCGCCGGCGCCGACATAGACAAGGGAGAACGTTCCGCGCTCGATCTCACTGCAAAACGTGAGGGAATCGGTGCGCGCGTTATCAAATTCGAGGGTGAGCCAGATTGCGTCGGCGGGATCAACCGCACGATTGATCGAGTCATAAAACGGCACCGTGCTAGATGCCGTAATCCACTGGCGCACGAGTTGGCGAACGTAGAGAGAGGACATCTATTTCCCCCTTACGATCATGTGAAAGCCACACACGACACCGGCCACGAGAACGTCATGCACGACGTGTACCTGCACTTTCTTGCCTGCAATATCGAGCGTGTCGAATTTCACGGGGCGCACGGGCAACGCATCGGGCAGCACGTCGACGTACATTGCCTCGGCGCCGTAGGCGTTGACGATTGCCTCATCACGCGGGCTCACCATTTGCACGAGCGCGCGAATCGTGCGCGGCGTGGCGGGCGTGGCGAGCGCGGTGTACGTGACCGAGGAACCGAGCACCGCGATTGCGTGCGCGAGTTGCTGGCGGGTATCGAGTGCCGCGTCCATGTCAGCCCGCCCCGATAACCGAGTGCCAGCGATAGCGGTCAAGCACCGCCACGGCAGTGAGCGGGATAACCCCGTACGCATCGATAGCGTCGCCGCCGCCCGATGAGGCGCCATCGGTCACGTATTCCATGCGCACGCCGTTGATCGTGAACGCCTTAACCGTGCCCGCGCCGCCCGAGGATTGGCCCGCCGTCGCGCCCCATCCGGGCGTTGCGTACCACACCGCGTCGAACGTGGCCCACAGGGCAAATTCGAGATCGGCCGGCAGCATGGCCGAGGGGTAGCCCCCCGTCCACGCCACCGTCAGATAGCGCGAAGCGAACCCGCCATGCACAACGCCCGTTTCTTTTTGCAGCGTGTAGGTCAAGGGATCGAGCACCGCCCCGGTGTCGTTATCCGTGATGCTCGTAAGCGCCGACACGGGATAGCGGCGCAGCAAAAGGCGGCGCGTGTGCATGTCCGCGTATTGCAGCGTTTCGGCTTTCTCGATGAGGCCCCGGTCGGTGTAACTCTCGGCCAGCGCCATAGCGGCGGCCATGGCCTGCGTAAGTTGCGGGTCTTTCGAAATGTCCCCGGGCGGCAAGCCGATGCGGGCGCGGGCCGTGGCAATGTCCCAAGTCATTGGGCACCCCCTTGCGCGGCCGGCTCGGTGAGCGTCAGGGTGATGTGACAGAACGCCACGCACGCCGGTTGCCACGCGCCCCGGATCAGTGCGCCGTGGCCTGTCGTGCCGCAGCCCCCGGTCAGCAGGGCGAGCAGCAGCAGCGCCGCGAGGCGGGCCAGATCGAGGTCAATCATCATGAGTCCCCCTGCGCGCCGAGCGCGTGGAAGCGCAGCGCGGCCGGGTCCGCATAGGGGCGGCCGATTGCGGATTGATTGCGCGCCACGAACGTGAGCGCGGCCGAGGTGCGGCCCGTCTCGTAAATGGCGAAGTCCTCAGAAGCCGAGGCGATCACGAGGGTTTGAGGTAGCACCGTGAAGCCGGCCGAGAGCGTGTAATGGCCCGCGCTATCGCGCACGAGCGAGGCGAAGCCTTGGAGGGCGGACACCGTGAGCACGCCGCCCGTGATCGTGGCGAGCGCATAGCCGCGCCGCACGGTCATGCCCGGGGGCAGAACTGCGTCGGCGCCTGTAGCGCCCTCGGGGCCTTGTGGCCCCTCTGGCCCCTGTGGCCCCTCAGGGCCGGTCGCGCCTGTGGCGCCTGTGGCCCCTGTCGGGCCTGTCGCGCCCTGCGGGCCGGCAGGGCCAGCGGGGGCCGTGAATTCTGACCAGTGCGGGAGATCGGCCGAGGGTGGCGTCGTACTCGTGTACGGCGTGGCATCGGTGAGGATGTACATCGAGACCACGCCCTCGCCGTTGTCCGCAAAGACGTAATCATTCGGATCGTATGTGGTGCCGCTCACCCAATCGCCGCGATTGTTCAAGCCAGTCCCGGGCGAGCCCTGCGGGCCGGTGGCGCCAGTCGGGCCAGCCGGCCCCGTAGGCCCGGCAGGGCCATCAGCGCCGGCCTCGCCGGGCGCGCCGGTGGCACCCGTGGCACCCGTAGCACCTCGGGCGCCCGTAGCGCCTGCGGGGCCTGTAGGCCCTTGGGAACCTTCTGGCCCGGGCGGGCCTTGTGGGCCGACACCGCCGCCGCCCGAATCACCGCCGCCGCCCCATTTCGCCAACAGCCGCCACGCCTCATTGCCGGCCAGCGGGTTAAAGGGTGTGCCCCCCGGGGCGGTGCCATCAGACGGCCGTCGCGCGAGGTAAAGCGCCGTGCCGTAAATCACCACATCGCCCACGGCATAGGCCACGCCCGATTGCCAGATGCCCCGGAAGAAGCGTAGCGGGGTTGCGGCCTCATCCTCGGGCACGAACAGCCCGTCGACCATGGCCCGGCATACGCCCGATACCTCGGCCTCGATCTCGGCCCGATCCTGCGCGGCCAGATCGCGCATGACTTCCATAGCGGCCGTGAGGACCGGAGCCAGGTCAACGGTGTGAGGGAGGATTTCGCCCGCGCTATCGCGCATTACCACCGCCAGCACCGAGCCGCGCAATTCCATCGCTTCGAGCGTGGCGCCATCGATGCCGTCTCGGCCATCGCGCCCGGCCGCCCCCGGCTCGCCCGGGGCGCCGCGCAGAGTGCCAAGCAATTGCCGTTGCCGGCCGCCCTGCACCACCATGAGGGAGCGCTCGCGGACGAACAAATCGCCCTCGTCATATTCGCGGCCCTCGCACCATGCGGGCGCGATGCGGAAACCGCCCGAGCCCACGCGCGCCCACTTTTCCGAGTGGCCCGGCTCTGCGTCGGTGTCTTCGAGCGCCTCGAAGTATTGGCCTAGGTTGTGCTGTACCCGCTCGCCCTTGAGGTAGCCGGCGCCGGCCACATAGCGCGGCGTGTTGATGCCGAGGCCATCGCGGCCCGGCAATCCCGGCTCGCCATCGATGCCGTCGCGGCCATCCTTGCCAGCGACGCCCGGCAAACCGTCTTTGCCATCCTTGCCCGCCGCGCCCGGGGCGCCATCCTTGCCGTCAGCGCCGGGGACACCGGGGGCGCCATTGATCCCGTCGAGGCCATCGCGGCCCGGCATGCCGTCTTTGCCATCCCGGCCCGCCTTGCCCTCGGCGCCCGGCAAACCGTCCTTGCCGTCGCGCCCGTTACGCCCATCCTTGCCGTCTTTGCCGTTGATACCGCGCGCGCCCTCGATGCCGTCGCGGCCATCCTTTCCGGGCAAACCCTGCGGGCCGGGCACCAGCTTGCGGGCGCGCTCGGCTTCGAGGCCCTCGCGCAGTTCGCGCAGCAGCGGGGACAGGGCGACGCCGAGCCCCTCGGCCAGCAATTCGGCTGTAGCCGCCGCGAGGATTTCGGAGCGGGCCGGGGCATTCATGGCGAGATGTTCCGCGCGATGAGGCCCGCGAGCGCTTGCACAGCGGCGCGCGTGTTGTCTGCCGTGGGTTCGTCAGGGGGGGCGGCCGGGGTGTCACCTTGCGCGGGCGTGGCGGCAGGTGTCGAGCTGGCCGACGCGGCCGGATCGGGGGTCGGTGTCCCGAGGGGCTGAATCTGAGCCTGTGCGTACAGGCGGTCCCCATCGGGGACAGGGGATAGGCCCTCGGCCGTGCGGGCCTCGTTGGGCATCATGAGCGCGCCCTGAATTGCTCGCGTGTAGCCCTCAATCCGTTTTTCGAAATCGGCGCGCAGCAGCGCGGCGGTGTTGAGTTCGCAGTAATCGCGCGGGCCGAAGCCAAACAGGGCGTTAAAAGATTGCTCGATGTTTTCGAGTTGCGCGCCGAGCGACACCGACAGCCAATGCTGAATCAGTTGCTCGGTGTTTTGCAGCGTGGCATGCGAGAGGTCGCCAATCACCGGCAGGGGCACGCCGTACACGCGCGCAATGTCCTCGATTGAGAGGCGCTGCGCCTCGATGAGTTGCGCGTCCTGCGAGGTGATCGTGAGGGGCTGAAACTTGAGGCCGCCCGCCACAATGCCAATCCCGCCTTGGTTGACGTCTGTGCTCTGTTCCTTCCACGCTTCGCGCAGTTGGGCCAATTGCACCTTGGTGAGCGCTTGCTCGGTCGAGAGAATCCCCGAGGGCCGCGACATGCGCGTAAAGAACGCCAGTTGCGAGCCCGACAGCGAGACATTCACGCCCGCCGCCATCATCGCCGCCGCCAGATCGGTTTCACCGATGAGCGGATGCCGGGGGCAATTGGCCCTCAGGTGCAACACGTCGCGCGCCGGCACCACCCAATCGGTGTACTCAGGCAGCATCGGGTTAGGGCCGATGGCGTAAAAGATCGCGCCATCAGGGGTCACCAGCGGGGAGGTCGTCCGCATCGGCATGCGGTGGAGTTCCGTGATTTCCGAGCGGTCATTGCGGAAAGCCACCGCGAACGATTCGCCCTCGAATCCCATCCCCGCCACCAAATTGAGGATGAATTGCGGCCACGTTTCGTACGCGTTGGGCGAGCGGAAAATGCGCGAGGCCGCGCTCGTTGTCACCACTGAGACAATCCCCGTGGGGCTCACGGTCTTGTGTGTCGGGTAACACTGCGAGATAGCGCGGGCGCTCGCCATGACAGCGGCATAGGCGGCAGGGATGGCGCGGCCATTCACCGCGCCGTTTTTGAGGTTGCGTTGCCAGCCATCCTCAATGCGGCCGAGGGTGAACCACCCCCCTAACTCGCCCATCCCAAATAACGGTCCGCGCCACGAGCCCTCAAGCCCATCCCACCAGCCTTTGACGACGCCGCCAGCGCGGCGGATTGGCACCAGCGCGCGCGCGGCCATGGCGTTATGCGTCCGGGGCCGTGAACGTGAACGACGCGCTTGTCGTGTGCGCCGCGTTCAGGATCGAGCCATAGATTAGGTCCGAGCCGGCGCGCGTGTCGGTTACGTCGACCGTGAGAACGCCTTGCGCATCCGTGTAACCCGAGCGCGCCGAAAGCGTTGGCATGCCCATTACGGGGGAGAGTGAGACGAGCACGCCGGGCGCCGGGGTTCCGTCCTTGGTGACTGTGATTGAGAGCGCCGAGACGCTGGCGCCATCGGCGGGCACGCTATCCGGGGCCGCCGCGCTAGCAATTGCAAACGTGGCGTAAAGCGCCTGCATTTGCGGGCTGTCTGGCGTGTCGATGATCTCGGGCAGCGGGTACACCGTGGCGGGGTCGAAACCAATCCCATCGGCAACAAGGCCGTCCACGTCAGTAGTGAGCACCTGAACAAAACCCGTGAGCCACCCGGCGCGTGCATCAGCACGAATCACCCACAGCGGGACACGCGCGTTAGGATCGACCTCGGCCGCCGCAGCGGATGCCGAGGCGCCGGGATCGTTCGGCTCGTCAGCCATGAGCGGAAATTTGCGATTGAGCATGCTTCCCCCTTAAGGCGCGGGCGCCGGCGGTGGCGGTGCGGTGAACGTGACAGGCACGAGGGCGGTTTTGATGGCGCCCGGCAGCGAGCCGGTGACAGTTGTGGTCTCGGCGGCCGTATCGGTTACGTCGACCGTGACAGTTCCATCGGTGCCAGTCGTGCCGCTCGGGGCCGAGAGCGCCGCCGTTCCCCTGTCAGCGAGGAACGTCACCGCTACCCCGGGGAGGGGATCGCCGCTTCGCGTGAGCGTGTAAGTGATCGTCGAGGCCGCAACGCCATCGGCTACCACGCTCGTGGGCGCGGCCACGCCCGTGAGCGAAAGCGAGGCGAGGATTTGTTTAAGAAACACGATTTGCGTCGTGTCCACGATGTACGGCAGCGGGTACACCGCGTACGGGTCGACCGCGTTGCCATCGGCCACGATGCCGGCAACATCCGCAACAAGGACCGACACGTAGCCGAGTTCCCACCGCGCGCGCGCATCGCCCTTGATGACCCACAGCGTTTGATAATCGGCGGGCGCCGGGTATTCAGCGCTCAGAGGCGCGACGAGCGCATCCTCGGGCAGCGGGCCCGGTTCCGCGCCCTCTGGCTCAGGGGGCGGTGCGGGCTCGGGCTCGCTCTGACCTGGAGCCGAGGCGCCCGGATCAATGGGCTCGTCAGCGAGCGGGCGAAACTTGGGATAAGTGAGCATGGTTTCCCCTCTTGGGTTAAAAAGCCCCGAGGGGGGAAGACCGACAAATGCCCCTCGGAGTAATCGCACACTTGAGAGAAACCGCCTTACCAAGCGACGCCCGTGATCGTTTGCACCGCGCCGTCCCGCAGCCGCAGCCAATCGACAGACCACACCGAGCGCAGCGCGCCGCTATACGTTTGGAACAGCGAGCGCACCGGATGCGCCACGACAGGCGTCGCGGCGTTGTCCACGATAGGGAGCGGCGTGGTGTCTTCCTCGTGAATCGTGGCTTGCGTCGAGCCTTCGAATTCCGGCGCGCCACCGGCAAAGGCGATTTCGGCAGCGTCGATGAGATAGACCACATCGGCGGGAACCGTGATCGAGGTGACCACCGGAACGTTGACGAGCTGGCCGTTTGCCAGTTCGGGGAATTGCAGCGCCCCGGTGGCCGTAAGCATCATCGAGAGGGAAATTGCGTTCTTCGGGTTCATCACCCACACCGGGCGGCGCCCCAGACCTTGCCCGTACATCGAGGCAAGGCGCGCTTTCAGATCGGCCGTGATCGCGGCAGGCGTGGCGCCCGTGGATACTGCCGTGTTGCCGGCGCCGATTGCATTGGTGATGCCGGCCGGGCTCTTGTCCACCACCACCGCGTCCGCGCTCAAAAACTTCGTATCGAGCATGACGGCCGTGTCTTCGAGCATGGCCTGCCGAATGACTGCCTCAATGCTCGGGGTCGAGCGGCGCAGAAGTTCGATAGTGAACGTCCCAATTACGCCGCACGAATACGGGCGCAGCGTGGCCGATTGCAGCGTGACTGCGCCGACACGGATAGGGTCGCCCTCTTTGCGCCATGCGGCGGCAAGGTTCGGCGCCGTGAGCGTGGGATTCGGCTTGCGCATCGGCACCACGAGCGAGGCGTAACCGTCGAACGTGAAGCGTTGCAGCGGCAGGCGCGGGATTACCGATTCCGGCGCGAGCCATTCCATAAACGCTTCATAGCCCTGCCGCGTGAGTTCCTGCGCCCACCCGGCCACGTTGGTCATTGCCGGCTGTTGCGCGGCCTTGACCACCATCTCCATAACCGCTTTGGTGTTGGCGTCGTCGTTGTAGCGCTCGCGCAGAATCTCGTACGGGCTCTTTGCCTTGAGATGCGCCTCGCCCGCGATGATAGCGGCGCGGATGATGTAGTCAGCGGGGTTTGAGAGGGTGCGGCGCACCTGAGCCGGCGCGGCACGCGTACCAGCCAGCGGCAGGCGACGCGCGCCCTTGGTGGCCTTGTCCTTGTCGGGATCGGTATCGGGGTCGTCCTCGCCATCGCCCGGGCCATTGTTGCCGGGGCCGCCAGTCGTGAGCGATTCGCCCACCGGGCGGGCCGAACGCGCGAGCGCGGCCTCGGCACGCTTGAGGCTTTCCAGTCCGGCCGCCTCGCGCTCGATGCGCTCGGACAGTTCATCGATCTCGGCCATTACCGCGACCGAATCGCAATCCTCGGCTTCGAGCTTCTTTGTTGCCGCGTCGAGTTGATCCTTGTATTCGTTCAGGTTCTTTTCGGCGGCCTTGATCTTTTCAGCGAGATTCATTTGTAGGCACTCCCAAGCGCGGCGCGCGCGCGTTTCAGCGCGGCATTAGCGCGCTTACGTGATTCGGAAACACGGGGGTCGGCCAGCGGGCCGTCAAAGGCGAAAACAGCTTTCATGTCCCGCTCTTTGCCGCCGAGGGATTTGGCGAGCGCGAGCGCGTTTGCGTTAGCGGGAACAGAGACGAGCGAACCCTCTAGCAGTTCGCTTTTCGTGAAGGTATAGCCGAGCACGCGCTCGTTTTGATCGAGGCGCAATTCGCGGGCGAGCGGTTTGAAGCCCACCGACACCGCGCGCAAAATCCTTTGCTCAACGAGGCCGCGCAGCATGTCGATAAACGACGACGTGCCGCGCTCTGCGAAATCGAGGCGGCCTGTCAGCTTGCCGCCCTTCACGCCGACATTGACCCAATTGCCGATTGGCCTTTCGTGGTCATGTGCCCATAGCGCGATGGGGTTGCGATTGAATGCGGCAAGTTCCCAATTCTGGCGGACGATGTCACCAGCCCGGTCTACATCCTCAGTCGAGAGGATGAACTCGAAGGGATCACCGCTACTTTGCTGGCCGGTTTTGAGGACGGTTTGCATCGCGCTTTTCTCCGGGGGAGGAAACGCGAGCCGGTACGCCGTCGCTCGTGCGTTGGGGAGGGGCCGAGCGCTGGCGCTCGTGCATGAATGGGCGATTGCGCGGCATAGGTGCGTGCTCGTTTCGCATGGCCGGAAACGCCGTCGCCTTGCGCAAATCGTTGTGATTCTGGAATTACCGCGATTCTAGGCGGCAGAGATGGCGCCACGTCGGACGGATTTATGAAAGTGGCCCGGAAATCTCTTGCTTGAAATATGACACCGTGACATAAGAAATTCTTGCCGTTGTTATGACGTACTGTCATACTGCGGTCTCTGTACCAAACAAAAACCCACCCGGCGCGAGCCGGGTCACCGGAGAGAACCACCATGCAAACCAAAGCCCCCACCGCCGAGCAAGTGCGCGCCCTGCGCAACGAAAGCGGCCTGAGCGCTGACCGCTTTGGCGCCCTCGTGGGCGTGACTGGCCGGGGCGTGTTTCGTTGGGAACAGGGCGACGCCAAGTGCCCCGCCTCGACCTGGGAATTGCTCTTGATCGGCTTTGGCAAGATCAAGCCGCGCCGTTTTGAAATCGTCGAGAAATAAGGAAAACGCACACATGAAAACAACCGCTATCACCCTCGCGCTTCTCGCGGCCACGCTCGCCGGTTGCGCTTCGCCATTCAGCCCCGAGCGCATCGGCAGCACGTCTACCGAAGAACTATGTAAGGGGTATTACTACGCGTGGCCTCGCACGCAACCGCGTGCCGTGGCCGCGAAGGACGAATTGACGCGCCGAGGTGAAACCAAGTGCATCACCGATGCCGAGGAATACAAGGGGGGCAAATCGTGAGGGCCGCCATCGTTGCCGCCTCGCTCGCCGTTGCCACGCTGGCCGGTTGCGCCGGTTCGCCTGCCCGCCTCGCCATGCAAGACCCCGAGACACTTGAAAACGGGGGGCAGCTTTGCACCGCCTATCAAGGGTCGATTTCGGGCGAGAGCCGCGAGAAATACCTAGCGCTCGGCCTCTCGCGTGGCTGGCTCACCGAGCGCGACCTCCGCGCGATCCGAGAGGGAAGCGTCTTTGTTGGCATGAGCCGCGCCGCCGCGTATTGCTCTTGGGGCCAGCCGGACCATATCAACAAGAGCACCGGCAGCTATGGCCGCTCGGAACAGTGGGTTTATGGGGCCGCGAGCCGCTACTCGCCCTCGCGGCAATACCTGTATCTCGAAAACGACCGCGTGAGCGGCACGCAAACGAGCAACCGCTCGCGTTGACAGGGGGACACCATGAGCGATTACGCACCGAATGTGCCCCTCACTGATGCCGAGCTAGTGCTTTTGATGGATGCCCTCGAATCGCACGCGCTACGCCAGCGCGAGGCGTACGCCGAGGCCCGCGCGCTTAGTCTCGGGTTCGTTGAGCGTGATTTCGGTTTGCCGGCAATCGAGGCCCTTAACACGCGACTAGCCGCCGCTTACAACGAGCGGACCTAAGGCAATGTTTGATCCCCCGCCGCGTAAGCCGCCAAGCTATGAATTGCGAGACGGTCCCTGTTACCGATGCTCAAAGCCGCTCATATCAACGCGCTATGACCATCCGTACTATTACCTCGTGTATGACTGCCCGATAAACCAGTTCGCGCCTCACGTGGGCGCCTGCGAGCACTACACGCGCGAGCCGGGCGTCGATTGATCTATGAGCGCGCCTACGCTCGATACCCTCGCGCCGATGCTTTTGGCGGAACGCAAAGCCGTGCCCCGGGACGCGGGGTGGCTGTGCGAAATCAAGTATGACGGCTATCGCGTACTCGCTTCCACGGGGCCACAACCTCGCTTGCGCTCGCGCAACGGGGCCGATGCGACCACATGGTTTCCCGAGATCATTGAAACGCTCAAAGCGCTTCCCCCCGGCTTGATACTCGATGGCGAGGTATGCGTACTGGACGAGATCGGCCGTAGTGACTTCGACCGATTGCATGCGAGAGCGCGCCGCAGGGGATGGTACGAGGGCGCAGACCCTGTTGTGTACTGCGCCTTTGACCTTATCGTAGGCAAGGGCCGCGACTTGCGGGCGCGAGCAATCGAAAAGCGCAAGGCAGCATTGGCTAGTTTGTTCGCCGCACCCTTGCCGGGCCTGTTGCTCGTTTCGGCTGTCACCGACGACGCGGCATGGCTCTATCGCCAAGCGCTGACGCTCGATCTTGAGGGCATCGTCTGCAAACGCATCGGCTCCACGTATCAGGACGGAATTCGTTCCCCTGATTGGATCAAAGTTAAACGCCCCGGCGCCGTGCCGCCCGAGCGATTCAAGCGCAAGCCGCGCGCCTAGCCGATCCATGCGGACACATCCGCCACGTCCGCCGAGGTTTTCCGCCATTGCCCGTAAGCCATTATTAACGCCACCGCGCCGTCAATGCGCCGGTGGCGTTTTTCGTCTTTCACCGGCTTACGGTTCCCGGCCGGGTCCACCTTGATAACCACGTTTGCAATGTTCCAGCGCAGCACGGGGTTAGCAGCGTGCCGTAGCTGTTCGCGCAACACCGCGTTTTCGATCTCTTGTACGGCCGGGCTCATGCTCACAAAGCCCTGTCCAAACTCCACCAGCGTCGGCAGTTCGACGCCGAGCTTTTCGGCCTCGTTGCGTAGCGTCTTGATCCTGTATCGGTCATACGCAATCTCACGAATATCGAAGCGTTCCGCGTCTTCCATGATTTCCCGAATCACCACCTCGTAATCTACGATCTTTCCCGGGATCAACGTGAGGTGCCCTTGATCGGCCCACAGCCGATAGTCGATCTTGTCGTCCTTGCTGCGTTGGTCAATGTCGTGAGCGGGCAGGAAAAAGCGACACAGCACGCAGCAGGTTCCATCGTCCATAGGCACCACCAGCACGAACGCCGTCAAGTCTGTCGTTTGTGAGAGATCGAGGCCGCCCCACGCCGCGCGCCCCTCAACCTCGGACATTTCGAACGTGCCGTTGCACGCGTCCCAAACATCAGGCGTAAAGAGCCCGGCCACACTGCGAACGCGGCGATTTGCGATGAGATTTAGAAAGCGGGCGCGCTCGCTCGGCAGGCGCGCGGCCCGTAGGCACATTTGCGTAATCTCGTGCGTGTTGCACCACGCTTCACGCCACGCGGGCACCCACTCACCGAGCCGCGCCTCATCGAGCGGGTCGATCTCATCCGGGCACGTCACGAGGTAGAGGAAAACGCCATCCTCTACGCCATCGCGCACGTTTTGCAGATGATCGTCAATGAGCACCGACAGCAGCGAGGTATCGTCCGGCGCCTGCGTGGAAATCACGATAGTTACGGGATTGAAGACGGCGCCCTTGGCGGTATCCATCGCGTCCCACAGATCCATATGCGCGCCGGCCTGCCCGAGTTCATCGAAGAAACACACCTGAGGCGAGAGGCCAAACGAAACCTTTGCGTCCTTCGAGAGCGCTTTGTACAGCGTGCCATGCCGAGGGCAAAGTAACTCTTTATCGTGATTGCGGATGCGGATTCGCTCGGCCAGCGGGCCGGATTGCTGAACCATTTTCGAGGCGTAGCGAAACAGGATTGCGGCCTGAGCCCGCGAGAACGCGCACGAGTAGAGCTGAGAATTCTTCACCACGCACGGGCCGCACAAGTGGGCCAGCAATAGCGAGGCCATCAGGCCCGACTTCGCCTGTTTGCGTGGAAGCGAGATGATCGACAGACGATGCTTGAACCGCGTATAGGTGTGCGGCTCGCCCGCGAGGTACTCGACGTCTTCGACTTCCTCATAAATTCCCCGAATGATTTCTTTGTGAAACTCGGGGAGCACGATAGGGCGACCGACGAGCCGGCCCTCGGGGTACACGCAGTACCGCTCGATAAAGCCGATGACCCTGTCAGCCAGTGACAGGGGAATAGTCGGCTTGAGATCGGATGGCGGGGCCGCCGATTTCGCGCGGGGCATCAATCAAAGAATTCGGCCTGTGTGTATGCCGCGTCGTTTTGCTCGTACGGATCGAGCAACGAGGGCTGACGCCGTGCCCTGTCGATACGCTGGCAGGCGGTGTTGAAGTGTTCCGGGTCAAGTTCGATCCCGATAAAGCGCCGGCCGTGCTTGAGCGCCGCGACGCCCGTGGTGCCCGAGCCCATGAAAGGGTCTAGCACCAGATCGCCCGGCATGGTGTGCGCAACGAGCATGCGCTCAACAAGGGCGAGGGGTTTTTCGTTCGTGTGCTCGTTCTTGCTCGGCTTCGGGTAGCGCAGAATGTTCGGTATCGGCGGGACCGATTCATTCCACGAGAGCGCGCCCCCGTAGTGATTGCCCACGATGACCATTTCGTGTTGCCGCCGATAGCGCCAGCCGATGCCCGGGTTCGCCTTATCCCAAATCACTGAGTGAAAGAACCGCAAGCCGCGCGTATTCATCCGCTCGGCCAGCCACGCAAAGACAGGCGTCGGCCCACCGCCCCCGCAACATACACACACGGCCGAGGGATCGGTCAGCAGCGGCGGCAGAGCATCGAGCATGCCGTCAACCACGCGGGCCATGTCGGCGGCGCCATCGTTGGCAATCACCTTGCTTGCCGTGGCGCGGCCATCCTTCATTACGTGCTGGCGCCGAGAGAGAAAATCGTCCTCGGCGTTCCCGTTGCCATAGGGCGGGTCAGTCCACACAAGGCGCACGCTTCGCGGCTCGATAGTCGAGAGCCAGGTCAAGCAATCGCCCCGGTAGAGCGTGGCCTCGCCAATCGTCACGGTTTCGGTGTCAATCATCGTTGGGCCTTTCCGGGGGAACGGGGCGCCCACGGCCGCTAATTTCCATCGATTCAATCATCACGTCGACGCGCATGATTCCCACCGAGTGAGGCACGAGGTCGTCGAATTGCACGCGCGTTACGCCGCTCACCTCGTGGTCACCCACCATCAGGCGGGGCGGGCGGCCGAGGCCGTCAATAACGAGGCGCATGGGCATTTGCTTTTTGTCGCTCATGGCGGCCCCGCTTTACGGCAGGTACGGGTCGACCGTCCCCTGCGTGCCGTTCGCCTTTGCGGCCTCGGCGGCCTTGCTCGGGTTGCGCGTGGGCATGCCCGTCGCTTTCCGGCGCGAGGCATCACGAGCCGAGGGGGCGAGGCGCAGCAGCCGCGCAAACGAGATGCACGCCGCGCGCAACGCGCCGAGTTCGCGCGCGATCTCGCGGGCCTGTTGCCGCTTGGTGACGTCCTCTGTCTTCAAGGGCAATCGCGCTTGCACCGCCACCAGCCGGCGCAACCTCGCGTGCGTCTCGCAGAATTGCGCAAGCGTTGCCATATCTCCCTGTTCGAAATGATCGGCACTGAGCGCGTCCACCGTTTCACGCCAGATAACCGCGCCCTCTGGCGTGAGGAAAGCGGGCGGTTCCCATGCATCGCGCTGCGCGGCCAGTTCGGCCACGCGTGCCGCCGATGTGCTCATCGTTTTTGTGCGCATGATGTTTTCTCCACTTTGTGAAATGCAACACGGTTGCGAAAGGTTTTTGCAACACGGTTGCGATTACCGCCGGCTTAATCAC